ACTTAGCAAAAGGTATTGTTCGCAACGATTCAACTTCATTTGAATTGACAATATGAAGGTTTCCAATCACCTCTTGCCATGTATATTGACGCACATTACCCCAGTGAAAGTTAAGTCCTTTGAATCCCCAGTTGAATACATCTGTGACTGCGACAAGGGGAAACTCATCATATCGAACATTGGGTGTCTTTGGTTGATATACAAAGGTATAGTAGTTACCTGCTTCAGGAACTGTCTCTGTTTCTGGAAGTGCTTCAAGTATTTCTACCATCAAATCATCAGGACTTTCAATCCCAATTAAATTATCTGCGATATCTGCGATTCTATCCATTATCGAATACCTAACTCACTCTCAGTCAATACTTTGAATTCTAGTCTGCGATCTTTACAGTATTCTGTTGCTGCTTCCCATTTTGCTTGGTTCTTTGCATACTCACATACTTCACGAACGTACGCTTTCGTTTTTCTTTTTTGTACCTTTGGTTCAATGCATTGCTTCATTGGTTTAATTTCAATCACATACTTTTTAATTTGCCCAGTGCTTTCTCTAACTTTAATATAGAAATCTGGAAAGTATTTGTGAACACGATTATCAATAGGAGACATGTAAGGAATAAAGAATTCTTCACTCCCCCACTCTAAAATATTCTTGTTTGTGTCACAGTATTTCATGAATTTAAGTTCCCATGAAGAGCGATATATTATGTTCGTATAATCGCCTCGATACTTCTTTGGAACCCTTGGTCTGAATTTTCCTTTGTAAGTCATCTAAATAGAAATAATAAAAGACTCATATAAGGTATTTAGAGTGGCAGGGTTAGTACAAAGAATAACAATGCAGGATGTCAAGGAGAAACTTGGCAAACTGTCTATAACGAATCAATATCAAGTTAATTTTTCATCATTGAAAAAAACGATAACAGATTATCTTGAAATAATCGGTCTTGATAATGCGAAAGAATTTCTATCAAGAGATGCAGGAATACTTTGTTCTGAAGCATCTTTACCAGCAAGTGCTTTTGCGACAGGTGAGGTTAAGGATAATTTCATGGGTATTCCACAGGAGTTTGCTCATACAAGATTGTATACTGATATTGATTTTACTTTCTACGTGGATCAAGATTATACTTTACTTCGTATATTCGAGGGTTGGATGGACTATATCGCAAGTGGAGCAGATACTGATGGTGTTGGACCAGGTCAAAGAGGCTTCTACAGAAGATTCAAGTACCCAAATGACTATAAATGTGATACAATGAGTATAACTAAGTTTGAAAAGAATCTTGGAAGGACTTTACTTTATGAATTTGTAAATGCTTTTCCAAAATCAATTACACCTATACCTGTCACTTATGGAGCAGCAGACTTACTAAAAGTCACAGTTAGTTTCAACTATGATCGATATGTTGTAACAAGAAGTTAAAATTACCTCTATAAATAAATTTACTGAAGTGTGAAAACATTATGCCTTTACCAAAAATTAATACACCGACTTATGATCTGACGTTACCATCAAATGGCAAGAAGATTAAATATAGACCCTTCTTAGTAAGAGAAGAAAAAATACTGATTATGGCATTAGAGACAGAAGACATGTCTCAAATAACAAATGCGATTATTGAAATATTAGATGAATGTATTCTCACAAAAGGGGTCAGTGTTACTAAACTCGCTACTTTTGACATTGAGTATTTGTTTTTGAATGTTCGTGCAAAATCAGTTGGTGAAACAGTTGAAGTTAATGTCACATGTCCTGATGATGAGAAAACAACAGTACAGATGGAAATTAATGTAGATTTAATTAAAGTTCAGAAGGTCAGAGGTCATAAGAGTACAATTAAACTTGATGATCAATACTCAATGAAACTTAAGTATCCTTCAATGACTGAATTTATTGAAAGTAATTTTGAATCAGGTCAAGATGGTAGCGAAGGAAATGATATTGATAAGTCCTTAAATATGATTACATCATGTATTGAGATGATTTATGATAATGAGGAAAGTTGGGATGCTGCTGATTCTTCAAAAAAAGAATTAGAGGAGTTTATTGAACAACTCAATAGTAAACAATTTAAAGCGATTGAAAAGTTTTTTGAGACTATGCCTAAACTTTCTCATAAAGTGAAGGTTACAAATCCTAAAACTAAGGTGGAATCTCAAGTCGTATTGGAGGGACTGGCAAGTTTTTTCACCTAGGTATGGCTCATACTAATCTTGAGTCATACTACAAAGTTAATTTTGCCTTAGTTCAACATCATAAATACTCTTTGACTGAAGTTGAAAACATGATCCCTTGGGAAAGGGAAGTTTACATTACATTATTAAAACAACATATTGAAGAAGAAAAACTAAAACAACAACAAAATAATGGATGAATCTTCTCCCGTTTACGAAAATTTTATGAATAAGATGTCTACTATGGGTAGTAGACCAAAGATAAACAGAACCACCTTCAATATAGGTGCGAATGTTTTGGAGAAGAGGGTTGCGAATAATTCAAGAAAGATTACGATAATTAAAAGTATATTAAAGAATCAGAAGATTAATATAGAAGAACAGTTAACAACACCTGAACCAGATAAGACTACTGAAGTATCAAAAGAATTATCATCAATAAACTCTACATTAGTAAGCATTGGAAATATTTTATCTACTGATTTTGCAAATCGAATCGCGATAGAGAAAGGACAGAATAAACTATTAAAAGATCAAAAACAAAAAAGAAAACGTAATCTTGCCGAAAGTGGAATTGAATCTGTTAAAAAAGTTGGTAAAGGTTTGAGTAAAATTACCTCACCAATTCAAAAGGGAGGAGCAAATATTATGAAAGCACTCTCCTTACTTGGACTTGGTGTTGCGGGAAATGTAGCATTTAATCTATTAGAAAATTTTGATTCTGAAAGATTTACAAAAATTCTTGATAGTATTAAAAACAATTTTAAGTGGGTTGTAGGAACTGTTGGTGTATTAGCAGGAATATTGGCAGTAAAGGGAATAATTACAGCTATTGGGGTTATCAAAGGTGCATTAGCATTTCTTGCGTCTCCTAAATTACTTGCTCTGATGGGAATTGGACTCGCTCTATATTTGGGTTATAAGATTGGAAAACCAATATTTGATGCAAAAACGAAAGAAATTGAAACTTCAAAAACAGCATTAGAAAAATCTGGTTTATCAGAGGGTGACGCTAGTATTGTAGCTACTACATTGGCAACTGAATTAGCTCCAACATTGGTAGATGGTCCGTATGATGGCATTGCTGCTGGTGATTTTAGTGAAAATCCAATGGCATTTACATCTAATATATCAGGTGATGTTGGTGGTAATGCTGGTCAAGGTCTTGTTTATAATAGTATGTTCCCAGAACCAAAAATAATTACTCTACCGCCAATATATGATAAGTTATACAAAAAAAGAAAACCAACTGTTACACTACCAGAAACCACTGATGTTAAACATGTAAGTTCAGTTAATGTTGGGAATGATCATATGAGAAAAACTCCAAAAATACACGGAATAAGATTATAAACTCATGCCATTACCTCTTTCACTTATAGGACCAGCAGTTGCAATCGGCAAAGGTATCGCTTCAGGGATTAAATCTCTTGGTGGTAAAAAAACTGCCATGAAATCTGTAGTAAACAAAGGAAAGGAACAAGTTAAAACTAAGATTTCTCCAAGTAGTTTGCCTTCTATATCTCCAAGATATTATGAGAAACCAAAAGAATCAAATAAATCCACATCAACAACAGGTGGTGGAACTGTTAAGTCAGTTAAGATGACAGCAGAAAATATTAAAAGTTCATTACTTAATCAAGATAATTTATTAAAAACCTTGAAATCGGATAATGCCAAACTTGAAAAACAAGAATTACAAAGACAAAAAAGAGAACAGGCAGTGCAGAAAATAAAATCTGGTTTAAAATCAGTTGGTTCAAAGATAACAGCACCACTTAAAGGGATTACTGGTGGAATTGGAAAAGCAATACCTTTACTTCTTATAGGAATCTTAGTTAATAGTATTGGGGGAATAATCAAAGGTGTGAGAACATACTATGATGAAAATATAAAACCAAAAGTAGAATTTGTAAATAAAAAAGTTAAACAATTTAATGATTTTATATCTAGTTTTAGTGGTAAAACTGAACAAATAGAAAAACAAAAATCTGATGTAGATAAAAAGGTAAAAGAACTTAAATCAGTTACTGAAGATAATACCGTACAGAGGGATATTGATAAAATAGAGAATGTATTAGATAAAGGAAAATTTAATAAATTAAGTCAGAAAGAAAAAGATGAATTTATTTTAGACCAAGCAAAAACTATTAATTCTAACATAGAGGTATTAGATTCTAAAACTATATCTTTTAAAGGAATTGATAAAAAAATCGCTAATTCTGAATTATATAATTCTGATTTCTTTGCTGATAATACAGGAAAGGAGATTGTTTATGTTTTTCAAGATCGTATAGTTGAAATGGAAGTTTAGGAGGAAAAAGTAATGTCAGGAAGTGCGTCAAGAGCATCAATTTTTGAAATAATGAATATCAAAAATGATAAAAAGCAAGCGAATCTTACTGCTAGAACATTTGAATTTACTTATTATGAAAGTGTGTATTCGCCAGAGATAACTGCTTTTTTACGTTATATGGATTCTTCAGGAGCTCTTAAAGCTGATAAAGAACAAGATATTCAGGAGAGAGAAGGAAGTATCAAATCTTCACTTCCTATTGAAGGAGAGGAGGATCTTGAATTTAGAATTAGAACGAAATCTGGAGTATTGGATTTTACAAAAAAACCTTTTCGTGTAAATGGTTCTGCTACGGTGGCAATGGAGTCTCAGAGACAAGCTGTTGATTTAACACTAGTATCACAACCTGCAATTGATAATGAAGAAATAAAAAATCCAACCATCACCTATAAAGGAAGAATTAGTGATAATGTAAAGAAGATTTTATCTGAATTAAAGATTTCATTTAAAAGTGAAAACATTGATCCTACAAGAAATAGTTATGATTTTATATCAAGATCTAAAGGCGGTTTAGATTTAATTACAGACCTTTGTCGAAGATCAATTCCAACTAATGGTGATCCTGGATATTTTTTCTATGAGACTCAAGATGGACATAAATTTAAATCAATCGATAATCTTATTTCTCAACCACCAGTAGAAACTTATACTTATACTGGAGCTCTTTCATCAAATACAGATAATGATGAAAATGATTTTAAAATTGTTAAATCTCCTGTTTTCTTAAAAGACCAAAATATTAAAGAGAGAAAAAAATGGGTGGCCTCTCGTAATATATTTTTTAATCCATATAAACTTCAGGTAGATGAACAATTTTATGTTTTGAAGACTGCAGAGGGAGAGGTAGGAGAAGAAGTTAAAAAAACTCTTGGTAAAAAAGTTGTAAAAGGACGTGGAACTAAAGGATATAGTACAACTAACTATCATATATTAGATATTGGAAGTTTAGATTATCAAAATCTGACTCCAAATAATGATCCTAGAGAGTGGCAAGCAAAGTCTCCAATGAGATATAATCTTCTACATACTCAGATGATGGAAATACAAGTTCCATGCAATGTAAATTTGATGGCTGGTGATGTGATTAAAGTTGAAATTGAAAGACAGGGTGATGATAAATCCTTAGGTGGACTTGACGAACATGTGAGTGGAAAATATTTGATTCTTCATTTATGTCATTATTTTGATAATGAAAGATCATTTACTTCAATGACACTTGCTCGTGACACTTACGGACTTATTGTTAAAGAAGAAGGTAACAGTAATGAGCAACAAAAAGAAGACAGTGGTTTAATTTTTTACTAAGGAGAATGTAAATGGATTTTGATGAAGATACAAAAAAATATTCTTTTTTAGGAGAAGGTGTATCTTATTGGATAGGAAAGTTAGTTTCTACTGAAAATGGATCTCAAAGAACCTTAATGGGTGGTGGAAGTTGGGGTTATCGATATCGAGTTCGCATGTTAGCGGACTATTCAAATAAAGATACTGTAGAAGATAATGATGTTTTTGTAGCACAGGCTTTAATTCCTCTTACTGCAGGAACAGGTGCTGCTGAGAGATCAGAGAGTATAAATTTATCTCAAGGTGATATGGTTTTAGGAATATTTTTAGGACCTGATAGAACAGCACCTTTTATACTTCATGCCTTTACTAGAGGAACAGAAGTAGAGGATGATGGTAGTAAATTTGGTATTGAATCTGGATTCACTAAAAAAGTAAAACCAGGTTTACTAG